TTACGCCAGTAATAAAACCGCTAGGGTTTGACGCAGGATAAAATGCGCCAGTTTGCGCATTAGTAACGTAGCTTGAAAGATTTACGCCAGTAATAAAACCGCTAGGGTTTGACGCAGGATAAAATGCGCCAGTTTGCGCATTAGTAACGTAGCTTGAAAGATTTACGCCAGTAATAAAACCGCTAGGGTTTGACGCAGGATAAAATGCACCAGTTTGCGCACTAGTTATGAAACCGCTCGGGTTGTTTCTTGGATACAGACTTGAAGCATCCAACTGATCAATCCAGTAAGTATCGTAATTGTTATTACTTTGCTTAGCAAGGATTTGACCAGCGTTGCCTCCAAGTGGTACACCGCTTGCGGTCCCAGTTATAGAAATACTTCCAAGACCATCCGAAATTCTTCTTTCAATACTTACTATGGATTGACTTATCATTATTATTATTAATTTTGAGTTGTTAACCCTGCCCAAAAGTTGCCATTGCCGCTTGCCACAGCTCTAATCTCAACCATTGGAGTCGTGAGATACGCTGGCTCCACATACCCGGTCTTCATACCAGCAAAAGTATAAAAATCAACCCAACTATTTTCAAAAAATGGACTTTTATATTGTAGAGTTATTGAACCGTTCCCGCTTGAATAAGCAGTAAATCCAGCATCTCTTGATCTGGCTATATTCACAGATTCGCCAGTAAACGGAGCTTGCTGACCAGTTAAAAGAAGCTTGGTTTGAATAAGAAAATGATTCATAGTAAGAATTATTACACTTTTTCTTTTTCAATAACTCCATTTAATTATTTTTTTTATTTAAGACTTGTCAGATTATCAAAACGACACACTTTTATTTTATAATGAAGTCAAATTTGTTTTTGTAAGGGCGGGATCAATGGGTTTGTTTGCTCCAACAGAAAATAACTCAAGAGTTCCAGCAATTCCACCATAAGTTATAGAATATGTAGCTGAAGCTGGAGCAGTAATTGTTGTATTATACAATTTATTATTTCCTTGATTATATGGTTTTGCATTAGATATTCTACAATTTGACATTACGACATTGCCTTGAAGCCCCACTTCTGGCATTTGCGTAAATGTAGACGGACCTTCAAATATACAAGATGAAACTATGCAATTATTCGTTGAATATCCTTTAAAATTAATTCCTTGACCATTAGTATTTGTTTTAATATAACAACCGCGAATAACTCCGTCAGCTCCTTGGTTAGAAATTCCAGCATTCCAAGTGCAGTTTATCATTGTTCCATTAAAAAGACCCTGTCCCGTAATCAGACAATACATTGGATCATTAGATCTACAATTTATCCATGTTCCACGTAATTGATACGCACCTTGAGGAACTGTAGTTCCAGAACCCTCTTTTGAAAAAATAACATTTTCAAATAAATTTGTTCCCCCATTATCGCCGCTCATTGCAATTGCATATCCACCAGAACCAATAATGGTCATATTTTTAAATGTGTAAAAACCCCGCTCCCCATATACTAAATCAACTGTTGGTGCGGTAGTGCATCGAATAATTGTGTCTTCTGCGTTTCCAGTTCCAATAAATGATTGGAATCCAACATTTGGCACAATCCCAGCACCATTTCCATTTGCTGGCAAATTGTATGTTCCCGGCCCGATAAATACTGTGAACTTATTTGTTGCAGATTTATTATTGTAAAATGGTTCAGAAATTAATGCAAACTGAACTGCCCTTGCTAATTGAAGTCCATTTTTAACAGGGTCAGAAAAATCAGCATTTACATAAATATCATTTTGGTAAAAACTATACCAATAATTTCTTACTCCATTTTCATCTCTATTATTATCATCAAGCCATGAACCAACATTGCCACCAAGGCAATTGTTAAAATTCATGTTGTTGTAAAAAATGTTATCTTTAAATTGAACAATATTGCAATTTCCAACAAAAATACCACTCCCATTATTTACTGTGTTTGAGTCACCATTAAAACAATAAAGTGTATTTTTTTCGATAAGAAGATTATCTACACCTTCAATTCTTCCCGCTCCTCCACCGCCATAATTTAGTAGTGGAACTTGAATTGTATTTTCAGAAATAATTACATTTGAAGTTTTATTACCTGGCGCACCAAATGTTAAACCAATACTTCTCCCGCAATTTCTGAAAAAGTTGTTTTTTACATAAAGATTTTTATTGATCCAGGTATCACCATAAATTCCTTGAGATAAATTAAGCAATGTATTTCCAGAAACTTCAAGATGATCGTAAATTGCACCAAGACAAATTCCAAATCCTCCAACATTTGTAAATGCAGAACCTTCTATGGCTGGCCCAATGCAAATATTGTTCCTGATAATACCACTTGAATCTTTAACTGGCGTGCCCGGTGATCCATATCCATCTCCGCCAATTGTGATATATGTAGCATATCCCGTTGCGCTATCTGCTCCGGGTTGCAAATCTGAAACTATGCAATTTTGAATAATACTTCCCCTGTCTCCAATTAAACCTGGAATTGGATTAGGATGATTTTCTCCAGAAGAAATCCATATAGGAAATGCCTCAAATCCATTTGTCGCATCTCCACCAAAATTTATTGCTCTAATCCTATCGATCATGCAATTTCTTCCAAGAAGTGAAACTGCACCATTTTTTCTACGCAACGCTTTAATATTTTGCCAATTGCAATCAATCGTTAAATTTGATACAGTTACATTGTCTCCTATTATATCAACAACAGAATATCCTGGTCCAGCTTCAGCTTCAGTTGGCAATGTTGAATTTACAATTTTAGTATTGTTAATTCCAGAGCCAATAACGCTACAAAAATTAGGCCAGTTTGCATATTTTGTATAATACGTGCCGGGTAATAATAAAATAGTACTATTTTGTGGAAGTGTAGGAATTAATGCGTCAAACTTTGCTTCGGTAGAAGCGTCATATGGATTTGTTATGCTGCCGTCACCAGCAATGTCATCTGTGCGTGGCGCAAGGTAAACTGTTTTAGCGGCAGAGGAATATGACTGCAATCCACCTGGACGCACTAAAAAAGATGTTATGTTCGCTAATGGCATAATGTTTTTTATTTTATTTTAATTATCTTCAATATTACTACACAAGAAAAACTAAAATAATACTTATTATATTGATATTCCGCTTTTTAATCTGTTAATTGATCTTCTCATCAAAGCCAGTTCCATGAATTGGCATTCGTCTGGTCTAATCGACCATATTTCTCCAGAGGGTATAATGTCGCCGTCAGGACCTATGCTTTGATCCCACTTATCATAACATAACATTCCAATTTCAAATGCGTTAAGTCCCTTCTCTACGAAACACTGCTGTATTTCTTGCGCTATTATTCCAATATGCCACCTAGCGCCAGTTGGATCTGTTAGAACAGATTGCTTGAATTTAAATCTTGAATAATTAATTTTTTCCCACGCATCAAGCCACTCGTCAGGGATTTCAGATATTTCACATTTTAAATTTCTATCCGAAGTATTATTTACACCATTTGTTGACCAAACATTTTTCCATCTAAAATTTGTCACACCCAAATCGGTCTGACCACTTTGAGCTGGCGTAAATGAACCAGCTGTGAAAATATATCTAGTCAAAGGAGTAGGAGCAATGGGAAATTGAATATTAATAGAGTCGGTAGATGAATTTGTTCCAATATTTAATGAAGTCGTAGCGGGCAGATTGCGCAAAGAACTTCCAAGAAAACCACCGGTCGCGGTAATTCTTGCATTCGACGGATTAAAAGTTAAATCTGAATTAAATTTCAAATCCTTATAACCAGCATTCCCATTAGATGTAAATAATAAATTCGCAGTCGTGGAAGATACATCTAAAACCCCTAAAGCATTACCACTTAAATTACCATGCACATTTCCATTCAAAATTCCATTAAACTGTGCGTTGGTTCCACCATAATTTGCGCCGACAAATGAGGATGCGCTCATTGCGGCGGCTTGCAAAGTGTTTGAAAATACATTCACACGCAAACCTGTAATGTATTTAACATCATTAGATCCAATTCCGGTATTAGATGTAAACAATAAATACCTATTCCCAACTGTATTTGTTTCAATAAGTGCGTCAACCCCAGTAGGAATAAAATATTTACTTATACCTGAAGATGAAAATGGGTCAAACACAAAAGAAGTATTAGTAAAATTAACGCTAGCAGAGTCTAAAGACAAACTTCCTCCGCCTAAAGTTTTTGCTCCACCTATGGTTTGAGTTCCGCCTAATGTTACAACCTCATTAAGCATCGCTACGCCATTTCCGCTAATCGAGGGTCTAGAAAAGAAATTTTTAATACCCGATATACCTTGATTGCCAGTTTGATAAACAAATCTTCCAGTTGATATATCTGAATATTTAACGCATTGCCCAGAAACAAGATTCAAACTTGCAGTCGAAGCAAAATATCCAGATCCATATTGACCTACCAGCTCAGGAAAATTCGCATCAATTTGTTTTAATTTAATTTTATTAATTGCCATATTAATTATAATTTACTATGATAAAGAATAGCTGCCGACCTATTATCCAAACCGTGATACAATGCTAATTCATCTATTTTATTGTACATTGTTTGATTTGATTTTGAGGGATCTTCTATATACGCACTCATAACTTCATTCCAATTTTCCAACTCTTCGTTCTGAGCTATCAAAATAGACATGTCTGAAACAATTTCGCTTTGCTGTTTGTTTAATTTTTTAATATTAAACTTGGCTTTCAATATTGATTCTATTTTTTTCTCCAATGACGCTAGAGAAGAAACCACTTTCTTCATCTTGTTACAACTAAATTTATTATCAATAGTATCAATTTCATCAATAGATTCTGAAGCTTTAACTCGCGGAGAGATTTGCTTGGTTCCACCAGTGCCAGATGGTCTACCTGAATTTCCAGATGGACTTTTACTTGATCCGCCACTAGAAGGTGCGCCAGCTTCTTTGCTGCCACCAATTAATGGCTGATAATATCCATTTGCTCGCAAGTCTTTATATTTCTTCTGAGACTCTAGACTTTCTTCCGGAGTTGGCAATCTGCCAGTTTGGAAAACATCAAATCCTTCCTCTGGAGTGAGTACACCGAGTTCAATTAATCTCGAATATACTCTGCTCATTAAAACGTTGTCTTCAAAATCAATATCTTCAAGTTTTGGAATTGGAATTTGTTTAAAACCAAGAGCTTTTCCAACTTCTTTCATTTCTGGAATTAAAAAATCCCTTAAAAACTTCTCTCTTCCATACTTTAATCTGGCGAAAAACACTTTAACCTTAATAGATGTATTAGAAAACTTTTCATCGCCAAAAAGTATACTATTTAGTCCCATTTTAATATCATTATCCAATATTTCATATTTTTTTGGATCAAGCAGGTTACCAATATCAGGAATAACAAATTTTGCATTTGTTGTATAGTCAGCCACGAGAACTTTTCCAACGCTCTGGTTTTCAAAAAGCTTCCTCATCGAGGTCAAGTTTTGGGCGCTTGGCATACCAACCTTCTCATCGCCCATTGTTATCATCAATACCGCTTGTTGTACAGATCTGGCAATAGCTTGATCAATTTTTTTAAGTTCTAATTTCGAATTTATATCTTCAAGCACGGCAAAGCCCATCGGAACAGAAAGAGGCTCATAATTTTGCTTTTTATAGAAAACTGCAACTAACCTATCTTTGTCTAATTCAAGTCCGACATTATTCAATCCCGAAGGCATGCCTTTTGAAACCTTGCCTTTATTTTTTTCTATTATCTTTTTGATTTCTGGTATTTTTTCAGCAATTTGCCTATCTGACTCAGTTTTCGGATTGATTAAATTCTGCAATTCGTAATCATTCAACATTTTGACATACACATTATCCAAAAATGAAGAAGAAGTAATGATATTAATATCAGCAGGATTTAAAATAATGTACTTAACAGGAATTGTAGACGAATTATCCTCAATTTCTGCAGATTCTGCGCCAAAAGCCTCCTGAATTTTCATCATATTATCTCTTCCGAAATCTGCCCTGAATTTATATATGAAAATATTTCCACTGCGATAAAACTCTCTATAAAATTGATCTTGCAAATCCCAAGAATTTATTTTTTGCAACCAGAGATAGAAAAATTTGCGACTTTGTTCGTTTCCTCCAGTTAAGTAAATATCAGATAGACTAAACTCAGTCATTAAGTCTATGGTATTTCGAAAGATCGGAACGTTCCAGTAAGCCTTCTGGCAGAGTACAATAGTATCTTTTGCAGAAATATTCGAATCATAATTGCCTTTTCCAGTTCCATAAATAAAAGGAACCACGCCTCCTTCAATATTGGAAAATCTATCAGTTTTAGTGATTGATGCCGCAGTATTTCTCCTCATGCTAGTTTCACCAGTTCTTTCGCAAGATGAAGCGCTAGCAATGCTTAAACCATCATCAAGGCTAGCCATAACAGCTTGAGGCAGTTCTATTCTTTCTCTTTTTATAGAAGCTTCAACTTGCTGCGTATTAAACGAATTGGCTTTTTCTGCTTTTTGTCTAGGCATTAATTTTCCTTTATTTTAATTGATTAAATTATCAGTAGTAACAATATTATGATACAATTCTACACGTTTTATAGAAAAAAAGGAGTAAAATTGTATTTTGGCTTTTCTGCTCTTTCGGAATTAAGATCAAAATAAACTTTAACAGCCCAATTACCAAGCATTAATGCGGAATAATTATCTTTTCTTGGCTTATTGGCGCTAGTCAACCTTCTCAAGTGTCCAGGCAAATCAAAACTTTGAGTACCGCGAGCCGTAGAAGAAACCTGAATTAACGCGCATTGGTCTTTGGTATCTTTTATAATAAAGTCTTGCTGCTCCATGAAATCCCTTATGCCCAATTTGGCTCTTTCCAAAGCATCGTCTGGAGCATCATCTATACCCTTTGGATATATGTATTCTATTGGAATATTTAAGGAAAACATTTGATTTACTATATCTGGATGAGCGCATGAAGCGCTTGCAAACCATACTCTTTTATGATCTATGCAACTTTGAAGATATCCATTCGCCCTCCCAATAAATGAAGATGTAAAATATTGCTTAATGCATATCGTTTTAGTATCAACATTATATTGAGACTTTGCTTGCTTAAGCATATCATTATATTCATCCCCCTCTTTATCAGAGTTAAATTCAAAAAAGCCAACCTTCATTCCTTTTGCTTTAAATATAGCAGACCCATTAGCCGCCTCGATAAATTGATCACCACCGGCATTATCAATTATAATAAGGCTAATATTGAAATGAGTTAATAAATAATAAAAATATTTAATGTGGTCCTGTATACTCGTGCCAGCTTTTTGATATCCATGTATGTAAACTGAAGTGCCATCTTCCTCATTAAGTTCTAAAAGAGCCATAGCAAAATAGTCAGAACTTTTCGAAGCACTAAAACTCGGATCTATAGCTAAAACATATTTTTTATCTCTATCTCCAACTATCTTAGTTGTAGGATATTGACCATTGGGCACTGTGCATAATGTCATCTTTTTTGGTGAAAAATAACCATCACCTCCATCAACAAATCTAGCGCAATACTCTCTAAGAAATGCCGAATGACTAATACCGCCACTTTTTGCTAGCTGGATAACGCCTTGATCGATCATATGTTCAGGAAGCGATTCATAACTCATTTGAGAAACAAAATAAGTTGAATTTTTCATTGCCTCCATTCTGTCTTCGCCAATTTTTTCCGAATCTGCCAATATATTAGGATCTCTGATTATATCAGACCATATGGAATATAATTCAAACAAGTACTCAAAAGTATAACTGGCTGAACTCAATGTTATCATCTTGTTCATATTTTTAAATACAGTTCTATCTTTTTCCTGCATTCTTCCAGCTTTGATCATTTGGTCCTCCACCTCTCTAACTCTAATTCTTTCGGCAACATCCAGCGGCGAACTCATGAATGGCATAAGAACTCTTTCAACTATATCCTTAGGCATCAAGAGAAACTCATCAATAATCAAAACTGATGCACGGTAACCTCTTGTATTTTCTCCACCTAAAGGTATCGCAGTTATTGAGCCACCATTAGGCTGTTCGACAGGATAAACATATTCATCATTTCTTTTCACCGGATCTTTAAAACACTGTTTTGCCAAACTCGCATCTTTGGAATTAAGCATTTTATCTATTTCCATAAAAAGGCGGCGAGATGTTCTAAAATTAGCAGACGCTATAAGTATTTTAGTTCCAGGTTCAAATATGCATTGAAGTATACAAAAAACAGCAGCACAAAAACTTTTCGAAGCCCCCCTACCCCATGTCAACATACTGAAGTTCCTATTAAACATGGCTTTAATAGTTATTTCTTGATATTTTTCCAACTTGATGCCAAGAAAAAGCTCAGTTGTTAAACCAATGTTCGATTTTAAAAATTTTGCCAATGTTATTCTGGCAGTAGCGTCGTCCATTTCCCCACGCATTTCAACGAGATCCTCATTAAAGTGTCTTTCTGGAATTATAATATCTTGATTTCCTACTTCCCACATATATTAAATAAGCTTATGATCCAATAAGTATTGAAAATCTAATTTTTTAGCACTTTCTGCATCCATTGACAAAATTTTTGGAATTAAATCGGAAGACTCAGCTCTACCGCCTGAAAAACAAAATTGCACATTCTCTGGAAAGTTCTTGCACACGTCTCTAAACCTATGAAATATAAAATCCGGCGAAGCTTTTGCAAATTTCCCAGTTCTTGAATATGAAAATGATAAAAATTTATTAATATCACACTCAGTAACAACAACTATATATCCGCCAATTGATTTTGCCCTATCTATTTCCCTATTAAATCTTTCGAAGCCAGAGGATAGAGTTGAAACTAGATCGCTAAGAGATTTTCTTTCGACAGCTAAAACCCCATCACATGAATAATCGCCGAAGTCTAATTTTTCATTAATTATATCATAATTTTTCAATTTTATAGGCTTTTGTTCCCTTGTGTCAATGGTTATGTTTTTCTTATAAATAAAATTAAAATTTAATTCATTTTTATTATAATTATACCTTCTTTTTAAGCCGGAAGCATCTATAAACTCATTAAGATTTTCAAAGAAAAATTGGTAAGTTTTCATTGATGGAAGATAAGACATTGTTCTCATCTCAGAGGATGAAGGAAAATAGCATACACTTTTTAATTCAGAATGCGCAATAATTTTATACAATAGAAAATCTTTAGCCGAACCGTCTTTTTCTGCCTTAAGCCAAGCTAACATATTTTTTTTATTCACAAAATCTGTCAATAAATATTGTTCAAAACTTTTAAAATCAATCGCCTCTTTTGTTAATAGGTCGCGCTTATTTATATTCCACCTGCAGTAATTATCTATCTTCAATTCATGAACTTGCTTTACATGTTTGATAAATTCATCTTTATCCTGACATGAATATTCACAATTAAGCTCCTTGCATAAAAAATCCATAAATTAAGTATTAAATATTTCCTTTGGATCTATTCCTCGAATAATTGCCTTAAATTCGTCAACGGATGAAAGTTTCTCAACTTCCTCTTTTAAAGCTTCTCTCTGCCTTTCGGCTAGAGCCACCATTCTCTCCCTATTCTCTTCCTGTTTCCAGGCGTAAACTAAATTTAAAATAGAAGCATTTTCATTTCTTTTTTCATCTATTCTTTTCGACCTATTTACAGTTAAACTTTTATATAATTTGTCCTGCCTTGAAATACATTGATTGTATTCAGTTTGCGCGTTATTAATTGCCTCATTTAGACCCATGCTTATTTTCTTGCCCTCTGAGTCTGTCGCCATATCGTCCAAAGCCATTCTCAAATACTCTATTCTTCTTTGAATGTCAGCCGCTATCACAACTTCATTTGACAAAGTTATGAATTGATCAAGTTCTTCCTGAGTTAAGTCGTCCTTATCATGCGTATAACGTATAAAAGCATCTTCGAATAGCTCTCTGTCTTCCAGTCTTGAGTAACTATTGATTTGATAAAGAAATCTGAAAATTTTCAAATACGAAGACAATGATTCCACGCATTTAATTTGCGCTCTTTTTAAAACTTCTTCCTTCCACCCATAATTCAAATACTTATTTATTCTAGCTATTACTTGAATGAAAGTTGCCGGTGGTCTATATTGCTCACTTGCGATTTCCGGCTTTTTAACATTAGATGGATTGTAAATAATTGTTTCAAAATCGCCGGATTCATTAATTCTTAAACTTTTCTTATCCTCTTCATTGTTCAAAAATTTAGCATACTCGCTCACCGCCCTATGCTCCTGATGCAGAGCGCTAATCTTGTCATCATTGAATAATTTTCTCGTGAAAATAAGAGTTGTAAAATCTTTTGCCTTGTAAGCCTCTTTTATTTTTTCCTTTTGTTCCTCTGATAAAATATATGGATTAATTTTTTGAATAACATTAACTCTCACCTTGCCAATTTGAAATTCAGCAATGTATTCTTTTATGGCTCTACCCTGTTTGCTCCTGCCATCCAACAAACTATTGTCAAATACAGATTGAGTCAACTCTGATAAATTTGGAGTAGCGCCATTCTCAAATGCAGCTCTAATTAAAGCTTGCTGCTCTACTGTTAATTTTATTTTTTTATCCTCTTCATCTATCATATTTGATTTCAAATATTTAAAATTATTACTTTGGCTAATTTATATATTTTATTTTTTATTTTTTTTATTTGTTTGTATCCGGGGGATCTATTTTTTTCACTTGTTTTATATCCCATTAATTTAGCCGTTTCTATTTCATCCTTATTCTCAATATATAAATAATTATATACTTTCCATTCAACATTAGTAATCTTACCCTTCATGGCTTCATGAAATTTTGTTATTTTACTGTCGTAATCTATATATGATGAATAATTTTCAGCTATATCTAAAGTTGAAAAAGTAGAACCATCATCTTGATTTTTATAACATTCGTGTATGCTTACTGGAAGCTTGATATGGCAGGCGTTTTTCTTGCTAAGTTCCCATTTTGCGTAAATTTTGCAGTCTGAGTTTTGCACGCTGTATAATCCGCACAAATTACCGCCAAGATTATGCTCACATTGAGAACATGGCTTTGAAAACGAAGAGTAATTATTTCTGATCAAATTAGTCAATTGATTGGTAATAATTGTATTAATCCAAGGTCTCAGCGGTCTGGAGTTGTCCCACTGACTCCACTTATTAAAAATATGCAACCTTATTTTTTGACAAACATCATCAAAATCCATCCACGCTATAGCAGTCAATCTCCACTTTCCACGCCTTTTAGTTAATTCATCGTCAATAATATACAAACATTCAGAAAATTCCGGCTTCTCTTTTTCAAAGTTTTTTTCATCAAGCATAATATTATTGTATTTCGTGAGTTTTTGATTTACTCGAAGCCTCGGCTCTGAATTCCTCCAATATTTGCCGCTCCGTTTTTGCTGGATAATCATCAATCATTTTAAACTCATCCCCTACCGACACGGCTCCGGAAGACACACTTTCCATTAACTGCGCGAAGGATATACCCTTGTTAGCAGAATTTTTTTCTACAGTAACGCCGCTTCTAAATTTTTTTCTTTTAAAATTATCTATATGTCTCTGAGTCTCATCATAATCTTCTTGAATATCATCATCATCATCATCATCATCATCATTATCATTACTATCTACATCAATGTTATCTTCATCATTTTTACTTTTTTTAGAAAAAACCTTACCCTTATTCAATTGAATTTCTTTATTTTTAAATTGCTGTAGCTCCCACTCCAGCTCTTTAATTCTATCACTCTTAATGTTTTCCTGATTGGCGATAGCTCCCATTTGCTTTCCACATTCTGGACAGAATTTTGGTTTGGAAAATTTGTATTCAACTTTGGCGAAGCACTGTTGGCAGTATAATTTCATAATTTAATTAATCTTATATCTATAATACAATTATAATGAAAAAAAATAAATAATCAACTTTTTATCCATAGCTCTAATATAGAATGTATTAATATATCGTATGAATCTACAAAAAATAATTAAAGGCTCTGGAGCTGAACATTTTATAGAGATGGTAAAAAATGAATTAAAAAAACACGATGGAAAAATAATATTTAAAAATACAGACATTGCCCATAGGGATATTGATGGAGAGTTTTCAGAATTCGATATGATAATAAAATGCTATATAGATCCATGCTCGAATTACTGGATCGGAGTTTTAGCTCATGAATATTCTCATTTTTTACAATGCATAAAACAAAGCGATTATTGGATAAATTTTCAAAAAGATGTTTTAGAAATAGATAATTTTGATGATATTTTTAAAAATAAAAAACTTAAAAATAAAATAACAAAGCAAAAAAGATTAAAAATTATTGATAGTATAATAAAAATGGAATTAGATTGCGATAAATCTGCAATTAAATTAATAAACAAGTATAAATTACCAGTTGACAAAAAAGAATACAAATCAAAGGCAAATATAGTATTATATAAATATCTCTACTGGGCTGAATACGCACATTGGCCGGACATAACTTGCAAAAAAACAAATAAAACAACGCATTGGAGTGAATTTAAAATTAGCAAATTACTTGACGAAAAACATTATGCGAGCGTAGATCAAATACCAAGAAAATTATTTTATATTTTTCAGCAGAATTGATTTATATATTTTAATTTTATCCTTACTTGCTTAAAAATG